TGTCAACTCCTTATTCGGCTACAAGACTATTTAGGTCATCGTCATCTGGATTTGCAAAATCAATTTCTCCAGCTTTTTTACCATCATCAAACTCAAACAAACTACCAAAAGTATTTGCAGCAGGCCCTCCTTGTAGTCGAGCACCTTCTAACGATTTCAAGAATAGTCCAGCAGTCTCAATCATGTCAAATGCTTCTGCTTTAGTTCTAGTATTGAATAGTTCTTCAACGAATGTGCCAAAGTAAAGAATTTTGTTTGGAACCCAATCACTGAATTCAATTTCTTTTTTGCCTTCAATACTTTTCATTCTCCAGTCTGGTTTAAATCTTGCACATTCAATGTCCATTAACTGTTGAGCACGTTGTACTGCCTTGATATGACATTCAACATTATGCCCCATCATTAATGCATAGCTGAAACTATCCCAACTGGTCTTGTTCGGAATCTTGCCTAACTTGTTTAGTTTGGGCACAGTATGATAGTGTTCTGGATTTAGATGATCAAATTTCTTACCCGCTAATTCTTGATCAGTCTTACGAACACCGTAATCGTAATAGGCAATATCACCCATAGTCAATCGACTTGCAAACTCACTTTCAAAAGGAAACGGAATGTCGTGACGCCCAGCAAGTGCTTTATTATCCGGAGCCTTATCCATGATCACTGACCAACGCTTGTTGGTATGCTGTGCATTTGTATAGACAAGTCCGTGAGCAGTGGCAATGAACGGACTTGCACAGTCAAAACTGATAGTAAGTTCTGGATTGATATGTTTACGTATTTGTCTTTGAATCTGTGTTAGATAGCATGACCAGTCTAGCTGTGCAGTACCCAAGAAGTGAATCCAGTTCTTGCCGTCTAGCATACCTTCGTCACGCATAGTCATTAGACGTTTGAGGGTGATATCCATCTTGCACATATTAGCACCACCAAATGCCCAACCTTCAGCTTCACGTCCGGCATACTTGCCTTTGGGGTCGCTAAACTCTTTAACGCCAGCATACCATTTCTCAGCAGTATCCCAGTCTCCGCCTTGCAGAACATTAAGCCATTTGGTTTGACCTAACCGATTCATTAAGAAGTAATCGTTATTGTAGCGAGTCTTTTCTAGACAGTCTTCGAATGTTTTCAATCCAGTCTTTGGTGAATGAATATGATCACATGCCCATGTTGGAACGTCTAACATCATTGACCAGTCAGCAGTAAGTTCAAGCCACTCAAGAATCTTTTGACGAGTCTTAGTAGCTTCTGGCCCTTCAAAGTTCAACCAATCAAACTTAAGAACACCTTTACCAATCTGATATCCACCTGAATCACCTAAAATCATTGTATTAGGTCGATCACGGTCTTGTATCATTGATTCTTGAGTCATTGACTTTTCAAGATCTAACTGTGCGTGACCTGCTGAATACAGAGCATACTTGTAGGTAAAGTATCCTTGATCAGCATTTAAGAAGTTCATGCCTTCAATGCCACGATCAAATCCCGCAGGAATTCGATCTTTAGAAACAAATTCTTCTAGTCGTTGTTTTGCAACATAAGTTGAATAGAAAGAACTGATAGCTGGCAAATACACAGCATAGTCTTTCTGTAAAGGTGTTAGGTCAATTGGTTGTTTCATATTCTCTCGATAAAATTGCTGTAAGTTCTAATCTTGTTTTTGCCTGTTCTAGTTGTTCTAATGCGATACGAACTGCTTCATTAGATGAAGCAAGTTTGTACCAATCATTTTCTTCTTGGCGTTTTTTACGAGCCCATTGTATAATGTCTAGCACATCTTGATCTAGGCCTACTGTGGCATAGCTGGTAGATAGCATTTGCCAATTTGATCCGTTAAACACTTCTAGTTCGGTGTTGTGGATACGCATCATCCCAGTCATTGGGTTGCTTGAGTTTGGACCGACATATGGTAGGGCGGTATTTCCGCCACCAACCGTAATGCCTGTTACGCCTTGTAAACCTTTGATCATATTTAGGCAGCTTGTGCTGGGATGATATATTTGTAAGTAGCAAGTCCGCTATCTAGAGTGATCTGAATAGCACCTTCATTGCTCAACGACATCTTTGTGGTGTTGGTATCTGCAATCTTAAGAATGCTCAAGATTGGCAACACAGGCCAAGTCCAACCACGATCAAGTTTACCTGCAACGTTCTGTGCAAATACAAACTCGCCGCCGTGTGTTGATGCATCACCGAACGTAAATTTAAGATTGCCGCCTTCTGTCTTGGCAAGGAATGTAGGATGCTCAGAGTTAGCACCTGCTTGGAAGTTAAAGCGAAGCACAGAGGTCACTGACGGCTCAATTTCAACATCCCACTTAACGCCACGAAACTTCACAGTCTTCATCTTTTCATTGATGATTTCTTGATTCATAAAGCGATAGTCGTTTTTAAAGTCGCCGTCTTTGTTTTCAAAGTGTAGACCCACTGGCAAAGTTTCACCATTGCGTTCTGCTGTGGTAATACTGATCTTTGCCCCTTCTTTGTACTCTGCACCTTCCAAGAGATATTTCAACTTGTTGAGTTGCGGCATACCAAACACACCGATCATATCTGGGTATGGATTAGCAGTTTCTGCCTCCATGATAACTGAACGGTCATCGGCCATTGAGTTAACAGTTGTGCCTTTATCTGTGCCTGTTACCTTGACTGTGGTCAAGAAGCCTAGATTCTGCGTATGGCTAACGATGTCTTGTAAAATATCTTTCATTGAGAATTCTCCTGTATATTAAGATTATATTTAGATCTTGAGTAAAAAGCAACCTAGAAATTACTCAAAATCAAACAATTTGTTAAATGTATTATCCGACCTTGTTGAACTGATGTCCCATTCCAATACACCAATAAGGTTTCCTAACTTTTCATCGATCACTGTGGTTTCCATTTCAGCATCGTTGAAAGGCAGATCTTTGAACCACTGCGGTAATCTCAGTTCGTCCACAGGATAGGCCACAGAAGTATACCCCATAGGATTGTCTTTGATCTTGCACACAATCACTTTCATGCCATCTACTACCTGCATTGAGTACTTGTCGTCCATCATTCGCTTCAACGTGTTCCAATTTAATGAAGCTCTGACATGTCCGGGCATGTTAGTCTTGCCTGCCTTCTTTTCTTTGGCAGCGTATTCTGTAATATTGTTAGCACGTTTGGGACTACCTTTCTCCCAACCCGGTCGAGTTTTAAACTCTGTGCGGAAATCAGTGATATACTGCAGGATCTCTTCTTTGGTCACGCCAGTTAGTGTCTTAGTCAACACTTCACTTAAGAAGTCTTGTATAACAACCGGGGTATCTGAACGCTTGAGATCAAGCCCCATCGCTTTAATTTTTCCTGGTTTGCCTTCTGTGTCTGCTCGTTTGCCTTCTTTGTCGTAGTAGAGCACTGCATATCGTTTTTTGGTAATGAACAGTCCCTTGCTTGCAACAATTTCGCGACCTGCTTTGATGACCTCGGCTCTAGCTCGGGGGACGTGGAATGCATCTTGCATGAATTTGACAAATGTGCCATTGACTGTATCTCCTATGGTATCATAAAGTTCAACAACTGATTCTCTGTTCCAAGGAATCAGGCCTTTCTCAATGTCTTTTTTCAGTGTAGCATACGCTGAAAAATAACAAGAGTCTGTGTCACCGTATATGACCGCTTTGCCTACGTGGTCATACTCTCCGGTGATAATTTCGTTAACTTTTGATGCCATGTGTTTGGCAATTTGTCGACCAGTTAGTGTAGTTGACTGACCAATTCTGTTATCAAAGAATCTACAGCCCGGATTTAAAATCGCACCATATAGACTGTTTAACAGAATCTTCTTGACCAACTGTCGCTTGTCCCAGTATTCTTCTTCAATCTTGTTGCCAGCTTGGATACATTCTCTCAGCTTGGCCTGCATTTCCTTACGTTCTTTGTACCAACGAGCCAGCAGTCCTGAAATCACTCCCTCTGTTTCATATGTGAAGATAGTGCCATTAGCTGAGATCATCCAAGGTTGGTTGCTGTCAAATATAAGATCATAGGCCTGTGCCGCACTTAAAGTGTCAGAACCGCCGCCTTCCCAGTCGATGTTGATTTCTCTACCTACTTCTTTGTTCATAACTGCGGAATACTCGAGACTACCAAATATACCTTCCCAAGCTGACGCAAAAGATTTGCCTTTGGACATTTCTGCTGCAATAAAATCCTTGGTTCCATCTTGTCGCAACTGCCCTACAATGGTTTCCGGACCCATGTTCAACGCACGAATCGCTGAAGGATACAGTGAGTTAATATCCAGCGAACCGATCCACTCATGAATGCCTTTCTTAGGATATGCAACGTAAGCACCAGCAGCCTGTGTGTCTCCGTGCTCTTCCATCTTTTTACGATTAGGAACTATCATACCTCTGCGGTGAGCTTCGTTGATAATAGCTTGTTCAGTCACAGCCACTGCACCCATAGTGGTTGCTAACAACACTGTGTTTTCGTGTGCAATTGTATTAGCCAAATCGATGAATTTCAGTTTCTTATCTAGATCATCCAACAGTTTACAGTCATTGATGTTGTATTCAATGAATGTTTTAAAATCGTTGTTGTACAATTGATCTAGTGTGCCTTCGTATTGGGTCTTTCTTTGACCTAGTTCATATTCAGCAATGGCATCTAATCGATATGTATGGCGTTCTTCATAAGTGTACTTGCGATACAGCTCAAGACTGTCTATATGCACACGACCGATGAAGTCATATGTGGTGGCAGTTTTACCGAACTTTTCATATTCGCGTTTCTTAGGCAAACAGTTCCATAGACAAAATCGTTTGGTATCTTCTTTGCTGAGAACCTTAGTAACACGATTAACGGTATACGGAATATCAAAGCCTTCCGAATTCCAGCCACTCAGCACATCCGCCTCCTGTATTAGATCCAAGAAAGTATTCAACATGTCTGCTTCGTTGTCAAACAGCATGACGTTGGGGAATTCTGCGACTGCTTTAGTTGCTTCTTCCATATTCAGAGTCTTAGGGGGAATAGCCAAACATACCATGGTCTCCATCCATTGTAGATACACAGCAATGGCGGTGATTGGCATGAACGCATCGTCTGGTGATGCATAACCACGTTCTGGATCGAAGTCTACCTCAATGTCGAAAAATGCTACATTTAGTTTTGGAGCATCTTGATTGAGATAATGGTCTTCAAGACATCTATAGATAGGATTAATGTCTGACTCGTAGAGTCTTTTGTTTGAATGTATAGCAAGTTCTTTGCGATGTTCTTTAACATTCTTTGAACTTACTCGACTAAGGGGTTCACCTTTGATAGATTGGAACTTGCCTTTGGGATCGTTGTAATAGAATATATGTCTGGCAGGATAGTCTTTGAAATGCCTCTGCCCTTTGTCGTCACGTTCAACGACACGGATAGTGTCATTGTCGCGATCGTAGTATGCGTCCACGAAACTCATTTTTTTCTCCTATGCAATTTTAGGCTTGCAAATACCAATGTGCGGTTTATGGCCCGCCTACCTTCTCACATTATTTAATTAATTAGCATTCTTGCTAGGCCAAACGTATCAATTGCGGTTAGCAAGATATAGTTAGCCAGCATGCCAAATGATTTCCGAGTATAAGCAGCCCAAGCATACATGGCACAGCCAGCGATCCAAACAGGATATAGAGCAAGTAATGGCGGATTGGGAACCGTGACAGCCATAGTGATTGAACAACCAATACTAATAGCCCAAGCGAGTAACTCAATAAAAAACCGTAAGGGATGAGAATTCCAATCATCCCTAATCCAATCAAACGTAGGTTTTAATAGTTCATTCATTCAGGCAGTTTTTTTGTTACGCCGAGGATCATTTCGATCTCGTTCCATTCAGCTTCGTGATCTTTCCAATTGTCTTTGTGTGCAATGCGTATTGCTTTGTTGATCCAACTGGGTTTGATCTGTAATTCTTCTGCAACAGCATTCACAGTTTCTTTGAGACCCTCTTGCAGGTCTTCGACTTCTCGTAGAACATTTGATCCTTCATTGATCAATCTTTCTAATTTGGCTTTTTCTTCTGGCCCGTACATTTTTGTCATTTGTTCTCTCCTATACAACTATTATATAGTCATAAAAAAAGCCAGTCAACCTATGACTGGCTTTTGTTTACCAAACTAAAAATTATTTTTGGTCTTCTGATAGTACATCGTACATTTCAAATACACCGCCGTTGCGTTCGTATACTAGACCTGCGTACAGATCAGCTTTCATACCTTCGCCTAGTTTGTTCTTGGCCACACGCTCGGCCCAGGTAAACAGAGCTTTGTCTACAGGATCAATCTGTTGTTGACCACCACTTTCTTGTACCAACTGTACCATTTGTTTGAAAGATAATTTTGTTTCTACACTTTCTTTAACTGGACGCTTTTTGCCTTTAGGCATCATTGCGCTTTCAGTTTTCTTACCAAAATATTTGGCCTGCTTGTCGCTCATGCCTTTCTTGCCAGCTGGCTTGTCATCGCCTTTGTCAGCAGCAGCTTTTTTCATTGGCTCTTTCTTGTCGCCGTCTTTGTCAACGTCTAAGAAGTCTGGCTTAGATCCTTCTGCCATCTTTTCTTTCTTAGCCATTTTCTTTTTCTTATCAGCAGCTTCTTCTTTCTTGGCTTCGACCATTTTCATGAACTTGCTTTTAAACTGAGGTTCTACACTTTCTTTCTTGGCTTTTTTCTTTGGCTTGTCATCTTCATCAGCTTCTTTTTCTTCACTGCCGCCATAGGCCTTGCTGCTCTTGTGAACAATGCCTGTTTTTGTTTTTTCAACAGTGCCAGTAGCGATGTTTTTCTTATCGCCTACTTTCATGTCGTCGGCTTCTTTAACGTCTTCTTCAGCTTTCTTTTTAGCTTCAGCAACGTAAGTAGTACGGCCGCTTAGAACACGCAGTTGTGCGTCTTCATTCAATTGCACAGACTTGGGTAGCTGTGGTGCTTTTGGAGTATCGATTTTGCCGTCGATGCTTTCTATTTTGCTGATTAACGATTTGAAGTCCATGTTCACATTCCTAAAAGTGTATTATGTATTTATCTTTTTACCAAAGACCCACCAGTTAACAGATTAGTTCCTTTAAGATCTAATGCGTTTTTGGCAGTTCCGTCTTTGTTTTTTGCCGTTTTTCCGGGTTTATTTTTGTATACAGCACCTATAGCTACGTTACCAGCACTGGTAGCGCCTGCTGTTGCTGATTCTAAAATTTCTGATATTTTCATACTGTTATTTATTCTTCTTAGCACGGCCT